GGATTATTAGATAGATCAGTTCCGAAACTGCAAGCTATTCAGCACGTTGGTGACGAAGAAGGCGGGCCGATAAAGCACGTTTTTGCGTGGGCAAACCAACAAGAATCGTAATTCCCTATGCGCCGAGAGCGGCATTCATGCCGTTTCATCAGCGCACGCAACGATGGGCGGTTATGGTCTGCCATCGACGCGCAGGCAAGACGGTTGCGTGCATCAACGATTTGCTCAAGCGGGCGCTGGAGTCGAAGCTGCCTGAGTGGCGCGGCGCGATGGTTGCTCCGTACTACGCGCAGGCTAAAGACGTTTGCTGGACTTACTTGAAGCGCTTTGCAGGCGTGGTACCAGGCGTTAGGTTCAACGAGTCCGAGCTGTACGCCGAGTTTTCAAATGGCGCTCGCATTCGTTTGTATGGCGCAGACAATGCCGACGTTAGGTTGCGCGGCATTTACCTTGATTACGTCATTCTGGACGAATACGCCGATCACCCGCCGCATATATGGGGCGAAGTCATAAGGCCGTTGCTGGCTGATCGTTTGGGGTCGGCCACGTTTATCGGCACGCCCAAAGGGCACAACAGTTTCTACAAGCTGGTCAATGACGCGGTAAACGACCCCGACTGGTATCGGCTGATTCTGAAAGCGTCTGAGTCGGGCATTGTCGCTGAGACGGAGCTGTTTGCCGCTGCGTCGCAGATGACCGAGGATCAATACGCGCAGGAATTCGAGTGCAGTTTTGAGGCCACGATAGCCGGTGCGGTGTATGGCAAGTGGCTGGAGCGTGCAACACAGGCCGGGCGCATCACCCAAGTGGACGCAGAGGCAAGCCTGCCGGTGCATACAGCTTGGGACTTAGGCTTTGGCGACTCAACGGTCATCTGGTGGTTTCAGCTTGTTGGCGGGCCGCGCCCTGAAGTGCGCGTGATTGACCACTACGAAGCGCACGGCCACGACATCGTGCATTACTGCGACGTGCTGAAGGATCGCGCTTACAAGTACGGCGACGGCAAGCACTACGTTCCGCACGACGCAGCTAACAAGTTGCTTGCAAGCGGTGGCCGCAGCATTGTGCAGCTCGCGTGGGTCGAGGGCGTGAAGATGACCGTCGTCGGCGCGACATCGCAAGAGAATCAGATATCGGCGGCGCGCAAGACGTTGGAGTGCGCTTGGTTTGACGCTGATCGCTGCGCTAACGGCATTGAAGCCTTGCGCAATTACCAGTACGAATTCGACGACCGGCTGAAGACGTTTAAGCCCAAGCCGCGCCACGACTGGTCAAGCCATAGCGCTGACGCATTCGAGATCATTGGGCAGGTTTGGCAGCCGCCTAGGCCGCCAGCAACTGAAACGAAACCGCGCTTTCTGCACGAGATGAAAGCGTCCGAAATATTTTGGCCAGAGGATTCCGGCCTGCAAACACGCGAGCGTATCTAAATGGCAATCGGCAACCTTTCGGTCGGCAACGCAAAGCCAATCACCGCAACCGCTAACATCAAGTCCAGCCAGGGCGCAATGCTTGGCATCTTTTGCTCAAGCAGCACCAGCGGCACGATCACGCTGTACGACGACGCCGCAACTGGCACAAGCACCGCAATCGCTGCGGTCTTCAACGTGTCAGCAGGCACCTGGTACTCGCTGCCGGTGGCGTTTGGCAACGGCTTGTATGTCGTCGTTGGCGGCACCGCAGCGGTCACGGTTGTGCTGGTCTGATGGCCGACGATACGGACGATTACAGCGGCGGGCAACCGACCGCTGACGGCGCGAGCGGGTACGACGGCGCTGGCCTTGTTGCGCGTTGGGTGGCCGAAATTCGGATGTACGAGCGGGCCGCGACTGGCTGGGAAGGTCGCAGCAAAAAGCTGATCAAGCGGTACAAAGACGAGCGCGGCATTAGAGATGGCGCAGGCGTGCGCTACAACGTGTTGTGGTCAAACGTGCAGACGCTGCTGCCCGCGATCTACGCCCGCACGCCAAAGGCGGACATCGAAAGGCGCTTCAAGGACGCCGACAAGACTGGTCGCTATGCCAGCCAAGTGCTGGAGCGCTGCGTCGATTATTTCGTGCAGCAGGATGGATTTAACGCCACCGTGCGCCAAGCGGTGCTCGACTACCTGCTGCCGGGTCGCGGGACGACTTGGGTGCGCTACGCGCCAAGAATGCAGCAAGTGCCTGCGCCTGGCGACGAAGTAGGACAGGGCGGGCAAGTCTCGGACGATGTGCAAGATCCTGAGACGCTTGAGATGGTGGAATTCGAGGACGTAGTGACCGATTACGTCCATTGGTCGGACTTCGGTCACACGGTCGCCCGCACATGGGAAGAAGTGCATTGCGTCTGGCGCCGGGTGTACCTGACGCGCGAGGAAATGCGCAAGCGGTTTGGCGAGATCGCCGACAAGGTGCCGCTTGATTATTCGCCCAGGGGCGTCAACGACGAGAAGATCCCTAACGCCAGCAAGAAGGCCAGCATCTACGAGATTTGGGATAAGGCCGAGCGTCGGGCGATGTGGATCCACAAGGATTACCCAGAGCCGCTAGACGTGCGCGACGATCCGCTGCGCCTGCCGGACTTCTGGCCGTGCCCGCGTCCGCTGCTGGCCAATCTTGCCAACGATTCGTGCATCCCGGTGCCTGATTACGTTCAGTACCAGGATCAGGCGTCCGAGCTGGACAACATCACCGAGCGCATCGGTGCGTTGACAAAGAGCATTAAGGTTGCGGGCGTCTACGACGCCAGCGTGCCGGGCTTGGCTCGCATCCTGAGCGAAGGCATTGAAAACAAGCTGATCTCGGTCGAGAGCTGGTCAATGTTTGCCGAAAAAGGCGGGCTGAAAGGCAGCATTGACTTGCTGCCGCTGCAAGACGTGGTGAATGCGCTGCTGGCGCTGCACGAGGCACGCGAGAAGGTGAAACAAGACCTGTACGAGATCACCGGCCTGTCGGACATCATTCGCGGCGCAACCAAAGCGGCTGAGACGGCCACCGCGCAGCAGATCAAGGGCCAGTTTGCAAGCCTACGACTGAGCGACCGCCAGGCCGAGATTCAGCGCTTTGTGCGCGAGCTGGTGCGCATCACCGCCGTCATCATCGCCGAGCATTTCTCGCTAGAGACGATCCGCAAGATCAGCGGCGTGCGGATGTTTTCGGCGCAGGAAAAGCAGCAGTTGCAGATGATGCAGCAGCAGGGCGCACCGATGCCGACGGGAATGGAGCCTGACGAGCTGCAGCAGATGATGGACGCGCCGACGTGGGAGGAGGTCGAAGCTCTCCTACGCGATGACGCAGCCCGAGCATTCCGCATCGACATCGAAACCGACAGCACGATTAAAGCTGACGAAGAAGCGGAGAAGGCGAGCCGCATTGAGTTCCTGCAAGCCGCAGGCCAATTCCTGCAACAGACGGTTGCCGCCGGGATGCAGACGCCGACGTTGACGCCGCTGCTGGCGCAAATGCTCATGTTTGGCGTGCGCGGATTCAAGGCTGGCAAGGAGCTGGAGGGGGCTTTCGAGTCGGCAATGCGCAAGCTTGAGCAACAGGCCGCGCAGCCGCAAGAGCCTAAGCCCGATCCCGAGATGCTCAAGATCCAGGCGCAGCAGCAAGCCGCGCAGCAGCAAATGCAGATTGACCGCGAGCGCAATGCGATGGAAGCGGCGCGGGACAAAGAGCGTACCGATGCCAACCTGCGCATCGAGCAGATGAAGCATCAGATGAGCAATGCGTTTGACGAGTGGAAGGCAAAGCTGGACGCCGAGACGAAGATTGTCGTCGCCGCTATTCAAGCCAAAGCACAACCGTCAGCAGCTGGGCCAGATGAGGCGATGGAGATGGGGCTAGAAAGCGGCCAGCCGTTCACCAGTGCGCCCGCGATGCCGTTGATGATGAATGAGTCGCCGAGCAACCCGCAGGGCGCTATGGCGAGTTTCCTGCACGAGGTGGTCGAACACCTGGATGAGCTGATGCACGCGCATAGCGGGCCGAAAGTGCTGGCGTACGACGAGATGGGCAGGCCAGCAGGCGTGCATGTCATGCCGCGTGAGCGGAGCGAGCAGGAAGCGCCGCCGGTAGATCCGAATGAGGCGATGGGGCGCGTAGCGCAGCGACTGGCGATGCTGAAGCAACGGGCGCAGCAGCCGCGTGAGCTGGTGCGAGACGAGACTGGCCGACTGGTAGGGATTCGCTGATGTTAAGCGTGGCAATTGGAAACGGAAACTGGTTTTACACCCCAAGTGCGCCGA